AAGTATTGTACATGCTTAATTGGTTTTATAGGTGTAGGCTTCCATCGAGTATTGCTGTCCTATTTTGTGCCTATTGTAGCAAGGTTTAAGAATTAACCAGCGCCCGCCTAGTGGCTTTGGTGGCGCCCCTCTCTCTACATGCCAGCCGCCCTGCCCGTCGTTATATTCCTCTTTGTAAGACGGTGTCCTAATCATTAAAATGTCCTTAAGTTTTATAGAATTGTGACGGTCCAAGCGCTCTACTGTATAGGTTAACTCTGTGCTTTCGTGTACATGCCCCATCCAAATAGCGTCCGCGCCTTCTACCATTGTTTGCATGCGGTTAAATTGTATTACACCTTTTGTAACTGGTCCGCCACCGCCTGAGCCGTGAAAGTATTTAAGTTTATAGCTCATGTTAACTTCGCTGCTACTGCAATACTGCCATATTACCCAGCCACCATAGCCGCCAACTTGTATAGTGGCCCCAGTAACAGCGTTTAAAGCACTTACAAAGCGCTCTATAACATCCGTTTCACAGTGGCGAAGTATACTAGTCTCGTGGTTGCCATAGCCTATAACCTTAATGTTTTTGGCGTAAGGTTTAAACCATTCTACTGCCGTGTCTATAACCAAGTCTAAATAGCGGCTGCCGTTATGCTCTGGCCTTATGTCGGACTTGCTACGGCGCCCGTCATATTTGCCTTGCATTAAACAAAATAAATCTCCGTTAATAAGTATGTCGTGGCCTCCGTCTACTGCCTCTTGCATATGCTTAGCCAGTAGCTCTCGGTCGCAGTGTGGGTTGTCCGAGTGGCAGTCACTAATTAAAAGCGTTTTGCTTTCTACAAACTTAGAGCGGGTTATATAAACATTGTTAGTTTTCATAATAGCAGGGCGACAATAGTAACCGCCGCTAAAATAGTGCATAGGTTTTTAAAGCGTGTTACCTTTTTGTCTCTGGCCTGCAACTCGTCCAATAACTTAGACTGTATTTTGTCCTGCTCTGCAATTACCGCGCTGTCAATTTTGCGGTATTCACGGCACAGCGCCAACTGCTCGCGAGCCTCGGCACCTTTTAGTAAATAGTAATTACTTGCCGCAAGAGTCGAGGAGTCTGTGCATTGACAATAAGCGGCGGGTTGCTGTGCAGCTAGTGTCACCAGCAAGCACAATATAAAGCGTTTCATATTTAGTATTTAAAATTCGCTGGGTGTCGCGTAATGTTTTGTATTTAAGTTTAACGCGTTCTAGCGTGTCGTGCTGCATTGAAATGCTATTTACATACACATAGCGCTCTCGCTGCTTTCTATTCGTTTTAACGGCAAATAAAAGGGCATAAACTGCAAAGGCTATGCAAGCCAGTAAAAACAAGTCTAACGCAAAGTCTTTAAAGCGTTTCATCTGTAAAGAAGTTAGTAACAAATTTACCAACAGCGCCCGCTATACCGCAGGCCAGCATAAGTTTTGGGTGGTCAATGTTTAAACCAGCAACAAACAAAGAGGCAGCGGCTATGCTGTCACCTAAAACCCGCAAGCGCTTAGGCGTGGGCTCAAAGTAACTTTTAAACTTTAGCCTTGGCCTTTGCTTGGTTTGCATGACTTATGCTTGTTAATGTGCTTAGTGTGCCTGCGCAGTTTCTTTTTAGCCTTGGGCGTAAAGGTTGCAGTTGTGCTAGTTTTAGCCTTTGCCATTAAGTCTATTTATTTTTTTGGTCCAGTACACCACAGCCAGAATGCCCGAAATAATACCGAGAATACCCACACAAAAAGTAATAACTGGCTGCCAAGCCTGAGTAAAAGTAATGAGGGCCGAAGAGCCGCTAATAGCCGTAGCAATCGCCGCGCTAGTGTCATTATTAAAGTGCTTCATTTGTTATAACTGGCTCAGGTAGTTTGCAATAATCCGACTCGGGAAACTTGGCGCAGTAGCCTTTTAAATATAGGCTGTCATCACCGCTGAAAGTATGTATTCCCATCGGCGGTGGCCAAACCTCAAACGGGGTAAACTCTGCGGGTGGTTCTGAATAAAACAAAATGTCTACCGCCCATTTTTCGCTTAAAACTGCGGGGGTTTTCAATTCCATCCCGTCATAAACTGCGGGGGTAATTGGTAAAAATCCCAACTCAACAACTGCACAATCAACCCAATGGGTGACTTCTTCACCCGTTGGAGTTAGTGTGGTTTGTTCTATAAGTTTGCGAAGGGTTGCCCATTCGGTGGGGGTGAACTCGAATTTTAAAAATTGTTTCATTGTATTAAGCGGTTAGGGCTTGAAGTTCTGCATTTGTTAGGCGGGTTTTGAATAATACAACTTCATTGTATTGAATTGTATTGGTTGCGTTGTAGTACAAATCCACTTGGTTTGTGGCGGGTACACTTCCGCTTGTGCCTGTGCCTACTTGTGTGCCATTTATGTATAATACAAAATCGTTATTGGCATACGCCCCCGCAATTTTGAATCTTCCCGTTGCGGAATTGCTTAAGGTAATAGCAGATTGCAATACTGAAGTATTTACCACTTCCAATTGAATAGTAGTTGTAGCAAATTGAACGCCAATATAATTTGAAGTTGAGTTATTTATCAAAAAGTAACTATAACTCAACCGACTTTTCAAATCAACATCAATAAAAAATGCCCCTTGCGTCTGCCCTATCAAACTACTAATACCCGTTTTGCTACAAGCATCCGCCACCCTTGTTGCGCTTGATGATGTGGTGGGGATGTAGGATGTGGGGTAAGATGATGCTTCCATCTGTGCGCCGTATAAATAAACTCCGCTTGTGCCATTTCCCGCCCAACTTACACTTTCAGGGTCTCCCGATGTCCAACTTGACGAAACAACATACAATCCTAACCTTTGACTTGTTGCAGATGCAAAAGAAAAAATACCACTGATGCGATACCATCCATTGCCCATATTTTCAATTTTACCACCACTCGCAGTGCATCCGCCCGTTGAATATGTAGTAATAATTGTTTCATTAAGCAAATCAAATCCAATTGAAGAGCCCGTTGTTTCACACTCTCGCAATGCTACCCTATAATAGCCATTTGGTTTGACAAAAATAGAATAACTTGCAGTTGCAATTGAATTGATTGCACTTTCAAAAATTCTATGAATGGTCGTATTTGTTGTATTAGGAATTAAACTGTCGGCATTTTGTGTTCCATCGGGCGAAGTTGTTTGATTTGCGGTTAATGTAACATTACTTGTTAACCAACTTGCATTACTAAAATCTTCACTATTTAGAACAACATTCGTACTCTGCTTCTCCAACAACAAACTCGGACAGCCCCCGCCCCCATTTTGGTAGGTAAGGCGTGGAACATTTAGGCGGTCGGTAGTTGGGAAATAGGGTTTGGCGGTTGAGCCAATGTTTAGTTGTGCGCCCCATAAATACCCATTTACGCTTGTAGTTGGGAAATATGTGTTATCGGTATTTGTAAATCCAATGTCTACCAAATTTGCGTTACCACTTGCACCAACTAAGCCCGTCAAAGTACAACGATACCAACCATTCCCGACATCGGTAATTGTTCCCGTTTGACCTGAATCAATCGTTCCCAATGTACCAGTATTCAAATTGAACCATCCATTCCGTTCTACAACTGTAACGGATGAAAATAAATTTCTAATCCTTAAAAAATTTGCAGTTCCTTTTTTTGCGTAAACGCTTGTAGTAAAAGGTATTCCCACATTTGACAAAATAGAAAAATTTGACGCTCTAACTTGACATTCAGCAGTTGTGCTTGTAGTGGTGAATTTATCCGCTGTTGTTGTTCCGTTCGGTGCAATCGCATCATTTGCAGTTATTGTTGAACTGTCTTTTATCCAATAAGCATTGTTAAACTCTTCTGAATAACCTAACAAATTCCACGGGCAAACCTCAACCAATCCCGCGCTATTTATGCGCGTTCCGTTGGATGCACGGGTGAAAGACAAATCGCCGCTTCCGTCGCTAGGCACTACTGAATATACCGTGTCCTCTTTGTATCCAGAGGGCACCATTACCAAACTGGCCTTATTTAATAAATCGCTCATTTTTATAAGTTGTTAAGTTTTCGAAGTAAGCAGCCGATGCCTTCGTAATAGCCACCGTCTGCAGTTACACGCGCTTTATACAACTTAACCAGAGCCCAGCCCTGACCTTTATAAGCTGCACCTCGCGTGCCAATTCCGAGGTTTTGAGTTACTAGCATTTTTTAATAACCAATTACAGAGCCGCTGCTAATTACAAAGCCAGTAATTTTATTGCCCTTTCCTGCAGGCAAATAAGCGCCTTGTTGGAAAGTTACGCTGCTCATTCCGCGTGCGCTCAGCACATTGGTGGCGGTGCCATTCTCTTGAGTAACTGTAAAGGAAGTAAAAACGGTGTCCTCTTGTGGAACTACCGCGTCATAACTAACTGAGGTAACTGTTGCAGCCGCGTGGTATTTAAACCCCTGCGAGCCTGCTATAATGTCTGCGCTTGCTTGTGCCATAGTGCCTGCAATTTACAAACACATTAAACGCAAGTCGTTAACAAATTAAACCTCTGCAATAATATACCACTGGGAGCCATTGCTTATAATTGTTTTGCTGCCGTAGAGTTGGTTAATAGTTGTAGCGCTGGCGCCGTTAATGTTATAGGCCCCGCCGTCAATAGTTACTACATGCGCGTTAGCCGTCTTAATAAAGTAGTATTTTTTACCCTTGCTTTCTGTGGCATTGGGTAGGTTAACTACTACATTGCCGTCCGTGCTGTTACAAATAATTAACTCGTAGCCGTTTGTAATTGTATGGGTGCCGTTGGTGTAAACCACTGAGGCGTTATGCTCTTGTATATGCCAGTCTAAAACCTCGGTGCTGTCTTTGTATTCCAGCATTACTTCCCAGCGTGTGTTTAGCGTTGGCTGTGTAGTCGGTGCCCCGTCCGAGTAGTTAACTAAATGCTCTACTAGTCTGTCTGGTATAGCGCTAGTTTCTAGGTTAAGTTTTGTAATTGCAAACTCATGGTAATTGAGTCGCTCGCGAATAGTGCGCTCTCCAGTCCTAGGGTTATATTCTTCGCTACCGCCTCCAGTTGCTAGCGTGTAGTCAGGTGCAAGCCCTAGCCATTCGCCCTGCCAACTTTCCGAGCGTGGGTAAAATGTGCCTCCGTTAAATAGCCATTTTGTAGAGTCAAAGTTAAGCGACTTAATAGCGCTTAAAGTTCCAGCGTCATGCCATGTACCCTGCACAACTGGCACAAATTTATTATACATGCCCCCAATACGACGGCCGAGAATTGTGCCTAGGTCCGCGCTTATTGCACTGGCATAACCGCTAAACCAGTTAGAACTTAAAACAAAAGTAGAGCCGTTGTAAACATAAATAGAGCCGAAGCCGAACGGGCCCTCGTCGTCATAGTAGGCGGGCTCAAGTTCTATAAGTTGGCTGTTACCACTAGCGCCCGTTACGCTTACAGTCTGCTTGGTAGTGTGGGCAAAGTCGGGATTTTCTATTGAGCCATAAGGCTGCGCTGCTGTAATAGTACCCCAGAAGTTAATCTGGTTAGTAGTGTTAGCGGCCCAGTTGTTAGGCGCTACAAAGAAACCTTGCTCAGCCTCTATGTAATAGTCAACAAATAAACGCGTATAGCCAGCAGGAACTTCTGGCATTACGAAGTCTAATACATGAGTATTCCAACTATTACGCGCGTTAGTAACTGTTAACTCTTGAGTCTGCCAAACGGGCGTAGCTACTGTATTATAAGCGTTTGTAATTGGGCTGTATTGTGAAGTAGTACCGCCAGAGTTTTTAACATAAATGCGGTAGTAAAAAAGGTAACGCTGGTAACGCTTGGCACTGCTTGCGCTTAATGCTACAAAAGAGTCGTCAAACCATTTGCAGAGCATGCGGACCCGTGTAGGCTTGCTGGCTTGTAGTGTCTTGTCAACTATTGACAACTCTATACTGTTATTGTCT